CTGAAGCAACTGATTCACGGCGGGCAGCAGTGCGACGCCGAGTTCGATGGCGGTGGCCTTGATCGCAGTCACGGCCATTTCGAATTGGCGAGTGGCGCTCTTGTTGATTTCGTTGTAAGCCGCCGTAGCCGCGCCGAGGCCCTGTGAGGAGTTCTTCACGCTGTCGATATCGGCGTGTGCCTTCGCCGCGAACTCGCCAGTGAGTTTCAAACCAGCGCCCAGCGCTTCGACGCGCCCGTAGGCATCTGTGAGAGCGGACACGCTTCCGCCCGTCGCTTCACGCAATGTTTCCAACGCGCCCTGGAAGCCCTTGGCCTTCAATAGCGCTTCGCCCGTGGAATAACCGGTCTGGTCTAACACGGCCTGCATTGCCTTGTTTGGCGAAATAATGGCCGTCATCGCAGAGCGAACGCTCGTCAGCGCCTCGGAAATGGAGAAGCCCTGCGACGTGAGCGTAGCGCCAGCCGCGAGCACTTCTTTGAAGCCAATGCCGAGCGACGAAGCAAGCGGCGTTGCGATGGCGATAGCGCTCGCCAAGTCTTGAAACTGGAACTTACCGATGTTGACGGCCTGGAACATCGCGTCGCTGATTTCCTTCGCGTCGCTTGTTTTCAAACCGTAGGCGTTGATGATGCTCGTCAGCCCGTCGACCGCGACTTTCGTGTCAGTCACGCCCGCAATCGCGGCCTTTGAAGCGACGGCCAGGAAGTCCACGGCGTTGTCCTTCGGCACGCCCGCCGAGATCGCCTCGTAAAGCGCATCGGTAGCCTTCACCGCGTCGATGCCGAGCGCACGAGACACGGCAAGCGTTTGATCGGTGAGCCGCTTCATTTCGCCGTCAGTGAAGCCGCCGACGAGCGAGCCGACCTTGCGGAGTCCCAGATCAAAGTCAGCGGCCATCTTCGTTGCTGCGCCGCCGATTGCTGCAAGCGGAAGGGTAAGGCCAACGGTCAGCGATTGCCCGATGGTCGATAGCTTGTCGCCGATCTTGTCGAAGCCGCCGAAGGTCTTGTTCACGTCGCGGTCGATGGCGCGCAGGCGTTGGCCCACGGTTCCCATCGCCTTCTCGAAACCGTCGATCTTCGCGCCGACCGTGACGAACATGTCGCCAAGTGATGCTATGGCCTTACCCTCCTTTCTGTGACTTCACGATTTCAAGCGTCTTTGACACTGCCTCGAAGCCAGCCAGAATCGCCTCTGGTGATTGCGGCTGCTTCGGCTTGGCGTCTGGATCGTTAAAGAAGTCCGACCAGAGCAGCGGCTTTTTGCCGCGCCCTTGGTGGACGTTGTAGACCGCCGCCGCAATGGTTCCGGCGCGAATGTTCTGCGCGCGCTCAACACGCGCCCAGGCCTCCGAGCACGCCTGAATTTCGCGCGGCGTCAGTTCCCAAAACTCGTCAGATGAGCGCCCTAGAATCTGAGTCCAGAACGCCCACAAATCGAGATCGCCGTCTACTGAATCGCTTGCGGCTTCGGCTCCGCTATCGTAGGGCGGGCCTCGGGCATGGATGCGCCGAGCAGCTTCACGACGGTCGCCGCGATGTCTTCCAGGTGCGCGGGCAGAATGTCGGCCAGCGTTTCCTCGGTGAGGTTGCCTTTGTCGAGCAACGCTTCGAAGATCATCGGCACGCTGATAGCCTCGGTGTCGAGCGCCATCAATTCGCCGAAGTTCTTGACGCCCATGCGTTGCTTCAGGCGTCGAATGCCGCCCATCGAGAGCAGCAGCTTTCGCTGCTGCCCATCGGTGGTGGTGATTGTGACTGGATCGATTGCTCTCATACTCGTTAGCTGATCGCGCTCGAGCCCGCGTTGTACCAGGTCCAGGCGCTGTCGTCGAACTCGATGGTCAGTTGACATTCCTGACGGTCGCCCGGCGTGCCGCCCGTGACCTTCCAATCGAGCACGTAGCCCTGGAACTCGCACGCTCGGTAGGACGACTGCGAACGGTCGACTGGAATTTCGGCGCGGAAGTAAATCGTGGTGCCCGCGACGCAGTACGTCCGCATTGCGTCCTGAGCGGGCGACGTTGCTTGGCTCGGGTCGCTCAAAAGCGTGATCTGCATCGGCAGAACTTCCGCCATACCGGGCATCGATCGCATGAAGATCGAGGTTCCGTGGACGGTCGTGTCTACCTTGTCGCGGCTGATGCCGAGTTCCGGCGCTTCGAGCACTTGCCCAAGCCGGGTCCATGAGACGGGCGAGGTCGCGCTGTACGCGAACTTCGTGCCGTTGTTGATGATGCCACCAGTGGCCATGACGTGTTTCTCCTATGCGCCGAAGCGCGGTTAGAAGTTGATGAACGCGGCGACGGCCCAATAGCCGAAGGCGAGACGCTCGGAGGCTATAAGCCTTCGGCGATGCGGAAATTCAAGGCGAAATGGTGGACGGTCGTCTCGCCGATCTTTTCGTGACCCTGGTAGAACGATCCGGGCTGAAGCAGCGCCGTCACGCCGCCCGTCAGGTTGTCGCGAAAGTTTTCAATCAGCACATCGATGATGGCGCGGCCTTCTGAGTACGTCGACGAAAACACGCTCACCTGATAGAAGTCCCAGATGCCCGGCTGAATCGCCGAGTCGTCGTGAACGTGTACCGGCGCGGGCGAAACCGGAAAGTGAACGATGTATGGGCGCGTAAGATTTTGCCAGTCGCCAGGAACCTTGATCCGCGCGGCCGGAACCAGCGCAGTGAGCGCCGAGATCCCCGAAAGGATGGTGTAAATCTGTTCTTCAACGACGGCCATTTGCGGCGTCCTCGATGATCTGGCGCAGCCCTTTTTCGACGATGGTTCGCATCTCTTGCGCGGTTGCGCTGACCGCTGGCCGGAGAAACGGATGAGCGGGCGCGCGGACGGTTCCGTATTCGACCAGATGCGCGTGCGGCGCGATCTTGTAGTTGACGCCGATCAGCACGTTTGGCTTGTTTTCGTCGCCACGCGCGGCGAATAGCGATTTCTTTAGCCGCCCCGTTTTGACTGGCGCAAGATCCCGCGCTTTGTCACGCAGCCTTAGCCCGGCGCGCAAGTAGACCTCTTTTGCAGCCTTGCCTGTCGTCTTGTCGATGACGTCAGACAGGTTGCGCTGAATCTCGTCCAGCCCCTCAAAGCGAAGCGCCTTCTGCGCTTCTCGGTTGATCGAGTTACGAGGCATATTCTTTGCACGTCAGGAAAAGCCGCCGCTGGCGTTGGTCCGGGTCTTCCACGTCGAGAATGTCGAGTGTCCGCGATCCCCATATCACGCGGTCTTTGCGCTGGAAGCTGGCCCCTCGCTGGTAGCGGACTTCGATGCGAAACCGCGCCTCGGCCCAGGTTTGTTGAGCGGCTTCGAGTTCGCGGCCCTGTAGCGGCCTGATGTTGGCCCAACACGAGCCGATGGTGTTCCATGTCGGCACGTCTTCGCCGTAGGTGTTCTGGCTCGCCGTCGCGCGCTCAATGGTGATGCGCGAACGCGCCAGGAGTCCGGCTCTCATGCGGGTCGATACCCCATGTTCAGGCCATCGAAGAAAGCCGCGCCGTGATCGGCGAACATTTGCGCGATCTCGCGTTCATGCCAGGGTTCGATGTCGAGATTTAGATGGTGCATGATGTCGCTATAGCCGGCCCACCAGGAAGCGTTCGCGGGCGCGGTTTCGAGCCCCGCTTCGTTCATCGCCTGAGAGTACGTCGCCGCGATTTCGGTTTTCAACTTCCACGGAAACCGAACGGCCTCCATCGCCTGATACCAGGACTGTTTCGCCACTAGCCGCCGCCAGTTTGCGAACTGAAGGTGCATGACGCCGCCGTCGATCTGCTGCCAGTAGTAGCGCCGCGCCCCGCGCACGTCGTATGGCTCCCGGTGATGATGTGGGTAGCCGGTCTGGTCGAACCAAGCGGTTTCGGGCGAGACGGCGAAAGCCACGGTCGTAATCGCCATATTGCCGAACGGCGAGCGGTCGCAGCGGTAGCGGTCGAGCGATCGCCACATATTCCGCATTGGGATCTGAAGAATCTGGCCCGGTTCGAGCGCAGACACTTCGACGCGAATCCAATCGAGCATGTTAGCCGCGAGCACTTCGTCGGCGTCGATGATCGCGCAGTGCGTCGCGCCGAGTTCCCGCGCGGCGTCGAGAGTGCGCTGCCGGTGGTTCATCTCCTGCCAAGTCGGTTCAGGCTCGTGAATCAGTGTCACACGCCCCGGAAATTCGCCAGCGATTCGCGCCAGGATGCCCGGCGTCGCGTCGGTCGAGGCGTGATCGAGGATAACAAGCCCGTCACACCAACGAAGCGCTACGCGGGCGCTGAGGCCAACAAATGCCGCCTCATTGCGAACGGTCATCAGCCCGATTAGCTTCATGCGCGCACCAGAACGCAATTTGTCCCATTGGTGAAGCTCGCCACGTATCCCGCGCGGCTGGCGCACGTCAGAAGCTCGGGCAGTCGGTCGTCATATTCGACACAGACACATTTCGGTGACCAGCCCAGTTCGATGACTCGATGGAACACGTCGACGCTTGCGCCTTCCACGTCGATATTGATGAATGAATAATCGCTGCCGAACTGGTTCCCGATATCCTCAAGCGTGATTTGCGGGATCAGAAACGAGCCATAGTATCCGCCCGCAGACTTCCACTTTTCGAGCGTCGCGGCGTCCGACGTGCTTACAGCGTCATCAGTGGCGTGAATCTTGATTAGGTGCTTTTCGAAACCAACCGCAGCGACGATCACCTCGATTCCA